TGTCGGTCAGTGTCTGGCGCAGTTGTAGGGGTTTCAGCATCGTGTTGTTCCTGGCAGTCTTTGATGATTTCGACCTGCAGCCCGCAGGCGGCGAGTGCGGCCTCAAGCTGGCGATTGTCCGCCGCCAGATCGCCCGCCGTTTTAAGGCTGTTTCCCGGCACCGGGCAGCTTGTCACGCGCGGACACCCAATCCAGATAATCTCTGGCGCTGGCGAAGGCCGGACGTGCGTGCAGCCGGATAACATCGTCAGGCAGAGCAGCAGCAGACCAGTCACGCAGTATCGGATTCGCATCGGTTTCTCTCTGTATGGTCATTTCACGGTTAAGCGCGGCCGTGCTGGCGCGCCCCTGTATCAGCCGCAGCTCGGCCTCGCGTTTCTGGCTGGCCCTTGCATCCGCATCCAGCCGGGCTATTGCTTTATCCCGGCTCTCAATACCGGCCGACAGCGTGCCGATAATGCGCTGCGCGCTGGTCAGATCGTCTTTGGCGACTTTCCACTGCCAGCCGGTCACGCCCAGCGCCAGCAGGGCGACGGCCAGAAGCAGAGCTATCAGGCGCGTCATTTAGCACCCCGCAGGCAGTAGGCTGTCTCGACCGCGCGGCGGTTTTCCAGCCCGCGATTTTTAACACCCTTAACGAACACCCAGCGCCGCAGCTCATTACAGGCATCAAGCCAGTGCTGCAGCCTGATGTAACGGGCAAAGGTCGAGCTGCAGGCCGCGCGCACGCCGACGTTAAAGGCGAATGAAACGGCCGTGTCATAAACCGGCTGTGGCATCTCAGCCGACATACAGGCATCGATCCCGCGCTCGACACGCATCACGTCATACACAAGATTGACCGCCGCCTGTCGCTCGCTGATCTGGCTGTGCGGCGTCACGCCCTCTGTGTGACCGATGCCGTTAGTCCAGACTCCGGCGCTGCACTGATAGGGCGAGGTGCGGCACCCCTCGGCGTTGGCGATAAGCGCAAGCCCGGCCTCGGACGTTTTCAGGGTTTTGAACTGTGGCAGCAGCGCGGCAATCGCCAGCACGGCCACCACGGCGCAGCGTTTAACGGTCTGGCTCAAGGCTCACCCCCCGCAGGCGTTGCAGCTCGTAGGTTTTACGGCGGTAATGCCAGTTGATAAAGAACGTCGCCACGTTAGTGATAAGCGTGATAACGGCCACGCCGGAACCGACCATAAAGGCGATATCCTGTGGCGTATGACGGCCGAACCACATCAGGATGAGGCCAATCAGGTAGTTGATCACAGAGCTGATTTTTTCCATTTTTAGTCCCACAGGTTGACGGTTTCACCTGCTGAAGATTCAGGCAGATCAGGCAGCGTCACCTCGCAGCCGTGTGGCAGCACCGGTCCGCTCTCGGCGAGGCCCGGATTAGCCGCATAAACCAGCTCGACGGCCTGACCGGTTCGCCCGTAATAGCGCTGACAGATTTCATCAACGGTATCGCCCTGCTGCGCGTAAATGTTCATCAGAGCAGATCCACAATGCAGCCAGGCTTACCGGCGATGCGGCTGATACTGAATCGCGCGTCGCGCCAGTACTCGTCGGCGCTGGCCTCGATTTCACCCGCCTTTTTTGTGCCGCTGGCGTCATAGCCGCGATAGCGCTCAACGATGGTGGCGGCGGTCAGCGCGCCGACGGCGGCAAGGTAGGCCGTAATCTTTTCGCTCTCGCCGTCCAGCGATTCCGCAGGCACGTCGGCCAGCGCCTTAAAGCCCGCTGCCATCTGCGCGGCGCGCCAGTCGTACAGCTCGGCGTTCACTTCAGAAATTGCCGTCTTCACGGCCAGGCGCAGGCGCTGCGCCGTGACCGTTCCCTCATAGCGCAGCGAATCGCGCAGCTGCTGCAGGTCAACGTCAGGCCAGAAAAACGTATTTTTTACCGGCGGCTCGGCAGCGTCTGCCGGTCGCGGGGCGGGGATAACAACCGTGTTATTCATAATCGGCCTTTGAAATAGGTGGGCGGTGGAGGACGGCGCAGACACTGAAAGTGCGTTGCCGTCCTGCCGCCCGTGCGCGGGGTCGCGTTTGGTCAGCGGCTGGCGATGGCCTGTTTTTTCATCGCCGTTCCCAGCCGCTCAATGTCTTTTTTGACGCCGCAGCCGTCGTGCAGCTGATGCGCCCTTGCAAGGTGGGTCATCGCCTCCGAAGCCCTGCCCGCATCGCGAAGCACATACCCGGTTATCTTGTGCAGCTTGGCGCGCACCTGATCGGGCATGTCTTCGGATTCCGTCATCGCAATGGTTGCCAGCAGCGGATCGATATCGACCTGCGCTTTTGCCGTCCAGGCGCGCGTTGCCGCGCTGGCGACTTCCTCGGCCAGCAGGTAAGGCAGGCTGGCGCGCTTAAAGCCGTCTGGCGACACAAGGCCATGCGTCAGCGCGTACCGGGCAATCTCCAGCGCGCCGGGCACGTCGCCCGCATCAAGCCGCCAGATCATGACGGTCATCAGCACGGCATCTTGTGCGCCTTTGCCTTTCTCCAGCACGCCGGACACCCACGGCAGGTACTCAGGCAGCAGCTGACGCTTCATTTCCGCCTTGCGCTCGTTCGAGTGCACTTTCTTCAGGCGGCGCTTGTCGTCATTGAGCTTGATGAGCATCTGCTCATAGCCGCTGGCATGGCGCAGCGGGTTGTCGGCGTTCTGCGAGGCTTCGATAGCCTGCTGGCGCATGCGGTGACGTCGGGCAGGGCTTAACATGCGTTACGCCTCCGGGGTTTCTGCTGCCGGGGTTTCTGCTGCCGGGGTTTCTGCAGCCGCACTGAACTCACCGACTTCGATGTTTTCAACCAGGCAACCGGCCGCGTAATCCTCGATCACGTAGTCCTCGTTGATGGACTCATAGTTTTCGATGCGGTCGCGCTTCGGCACTTCGTCAAGCAGGCGGCGGTGCGTGCCTTCCTGCCAGTAAATCGACAGGTTATCCGGGCGGGTGATCATCAGCGCGTTGGCCGGGAAGTACGGCACGCGCACCGCTGGCAGGTTGCCGATGCGTTTCTGGCTGACGATCAGGTCGGCGGCCAACTGCTCGGTGTTAGCCTGGGACTGGTTAACGATTGGGAAGTATTTGTCAGCCAGCAGCTGACGGCCCACGATGACAACCAGCTCCGGGTCTTCCTGATACCACGGCTCGATCAGGGTGTTGGTGGCATCCATCACCAGCGCATCAAGATTGGCGTAATCGCCGTTTTTGCCGACGCGGATTTTTGCAGAAACGACGGTGCCGTTTTCGTCGGTGATTTTGCTCATCACGCGATCCGGCGCATCATTGCGATACTTCTGCAGCCAGCCTACGGCCACGTCCTGCAGCATCGGGAATTTTGCACGGTTCGAGGTTTTGGCGCGGTTCACGCCGTTGAAGCCGATCATGATGCGGTCAAGTGCCTGGCGCTTCACGATGGCGTCGCGCAGGCGGGCCTGAAAATCTTCATAACGCGCCCACAGGTCGAGGGTGTTATAGCGGATATGAAAGTCATAGTTGACCTGCACACACTCATAACCCTGCTTATCCAGCGCGGCAAAGTCAGCGGTTTCGCGCTCGTCGCCGCCTGCCGTATCGGTCACGCTGGCAATTGAGCCGGACACGCCGATCCCGATTTTTTCGCCCTTCATTTCGGACACTGGCACGATGTTGACGCGGGTCAGGAAGCCGGAAGACTCCTGCACACGGTTCATCAGGGTCTGCGTGACCGTCGGCTCAACGGTGAACTTTTTGTTCATGTCGTCGGTTTCGACGCCGTTCAGCTCGGCGAGGCGGGTCATGAACTGGTTAAACTTAAAGCGGGTATTCTTACGCATTGGCGTTCCTGTTTATCTCTGTGTTGGGTTTTAACGTTCAGGCAACGCCTGATTAGCAGTCGGTCTGCGCGCCGGACTTCGGATCGCTGCCGGTTGCCGCCGGGCGGCGGGTAAAGCTGCCGTCGGTCTGCGAAAGCTGGCCCTGCAGCGCAGCGAAAGCGGCGCGGTCTTCCCCGGCCTGCTGCTCGATAGCCTCCAGACGCGCGGTGACAGATTGCTCCAGCGCCGACAGCTTCAGCGCCTGGCTCTCCGCGTTCAGCTGCACCTGCTCAGCGACGGCCGTTACCGCTGCGCCGACGTCGGCGAACTGTTCGCCATCGGTTTTCTTTTTGGCAGAGAACATCGCCGAGATGCGCGCCAGCAGGGACGGTGACGGCTCGGCCACTTCCTCAAACTCGATCACGGTTTCTTCAGCGGCGGTAAAGAGGTTGTCTTTGTCCTGCTTGCGGGACGCCAGCGGATTAGCTTTGGCCGTTGCGCTGAAGCTCAGAATCTCCGTGCCGAGGCTTGCCGGGTCGTCGGTGACGGCCAGGCCAACGAGATACGCCTCGCCCGTGTCGGCGAACTCAGGGTTAACTTCAATGGAGGTGTAGATTTTCTGGCGCGCTTTGGTCAGCTCGACCAGCTCAGGCGTCGGATCAATCCAGCCGAACAGCGCCAGTTTGCCTTTGAGCGGGCCTTCGCCGATTTCTTCAGCCTCGACGGCCGTCACGTCACCAAAGCGGCGGAAAGTGCTGTCAGCGGCATAGCCCCGGATGTGTTCCATGTTGATACGTGCGCCGTACATTTCCGGGCTGTAGTTTTTCGCCATCTGCGAAATCCAGTCACGGGAAATGACACGGCCGTCAGTGGTTGCGCCTTCAACTGCGATACGAAAACGCTTTGCTTTGATTGCTGCCATTAATCAGGCTCCGGTCAGGTGTTGGGTCGGTTCGGGGCCAGTTTCCCCGTCGCCACACAATCCCTCAACGAATGCCAGCCCGCTGATGCATCAGCAAACAGGGACAGCAGGCGCGCCATTTTCGGCACCGGTAGCCTTGCCGGTATGAAAACGACACCGACAACCATCATCAGCGATCCGCGCCGTCAGGCCGCGCTGCTTTACTGGCAGGGTTATTCCGTGCGCCAGATTGCGGAGACGCTCGGACAGAAAACGCCAACCGTGCAGAGCTGGAAGCTGCGCGACGCGTGGGACAACGTTGCGCCCATCAGTCGCGTGGAATCCAGCATGGAGGCCCGGCTGATCCAGCTCATCATGAAAGAGGTAAAGGGGAATGGTGATTACAAAGAGATAGACGCGCTCGGCCGTCAGATTGAGCGCCTTGCCCGCGTTGAGCGCTACCGCAGCAGCGGCAACGAGGCCGACTTAAACCCCAACGTGCGCAACCGCAACAAAGGCGAGCGCCAGCCGGTTGTTAAAAATGAGTTCAGCGAGGAACAGGTAGACAAGCTGACCGGCGTGTTTATGGATAACTGCTTTGAGTATCAGCTCAACTGGCATAAAGCCGGGCTGACTCACCGCATCCGCAATATCCTGAAGTCGCGCCAGATTGGCGCAACGTTCTACTTTGCCCGCGAGGCGCTGATCGATGCGCTGACCACCGGGCGCAACCAGATTTTTCTTTCGGCCAGTAAGGCGCAGGCACACGTCTTTAAAAACTACATCCTCGACTTCGCCCGCCAGGCTGACGTTGACCTGAAAGGCGATCCGATTGTGCTGCCTAACGGCGCGCGCCTGATATTCCTCGGCACGAACGTGCGTACCGCGCAGAGCTACACCGGCAACCTCTATCTGGATGAATATTTCTGGATCCCGAAATTTCAGGAGTTGCGCAAAGTCGCCAGCGGCATGTCACTGCACAAGAAATGGCGCACCACCTACTTTTCCACGCCGTCGGCCCTGTCGCACAGCGCTTATCCGTTCTGGTCAGGCGAGCTGTTTAACAAGGGACGGCGCAGCAGAGATGATCGCATCGAGATAGACCTGTCGCATTCTCACCTGGCAAAAGGCGCGCTGTGCGGTGACGGGCAGTGGCGGCAGATTGTGACTGTTGAGGATGCGCTGACCGGCGGCTGCAACCTGTTCGACATTGACCAGCTGCAGCTTGAATACAGCCCGGCGGAATATCAGAACCTGCTGATGTGTGAGTTTGTCGACGACGCCGCGAGCGTGTTCCCGTTTGCCGAGCTGCAGAGCTGCATGATCGACAGCCTGGAAGAGTGGGAAGATTTTAACCCGTACCTGCCGCGCCCGTTTGCATACCGGCCGGTCTGGATCGGCTATGACCCGTCGCACACCGGCGACAGCGCAGGCTGTGCGGTTATCGCGCCGCCGCTCGTTGCGGGCGGAAAGTTCCGCGTACTGGAGCGTCACCAGTGGCGGGGCATGGACTTTGCCGCGCAGGCGAAATCTATCGAGGACTTAACCAAAAAATACACCGTCGAATATATCGGCGTGGACGCAACCGGCATCGGTCAGGGTGTTTTCCAGCTGGTACGCCAGTTTTACCCGGCCGCACGGGAAATCAAATACTCACCGGAAGTGAAAACCGCAATGGTGCTGAAGGCAAAAGACACCATTAGCAGCGGGCGGCTTGAATATGACGCCGGGGCGACGGATATCACGCAGTCGTTTATGGCTATCCGTAAAACCATGACGGCCAGCGGCAACCGCTCAACCTATGAGGCGAGCCGCAGCGAAGAGGCCAGCCATGCTGACGTCGCCTGGGCCATCATGCACGCACTGTTAAACGAACCGCTTACCGCAGCCAGCGGCGGCGCTAACCCCTCAATTCTGGAATTTTACTGATGAGCAAACGCAGAGGCCGCAAGGCTCACTCCGCCACCGCGCAGCCTGTACAGGCAACCGC